TATCAGCAAACTGTTGACGAGCACTGACTTCTTCTGGAGTCACTGCCTTACCTGTACTCATGATATACTTGGCTACATCTTCTCCGCTTTGTGGCATAACACCTTTGCTCCATTGAGCATGTCCATGAGGAGGAACAAATACACCATTCTCACGTCCCCAATAAATTTGAGGATTGCCATCCCACTTCATACGAACACTACTACTACCTTGCTCTGTGTTCATATCTTTTAAATGTTCCAGTGCTTCGATTGTACCAGCACTGCCATAAAAGAATACAAGATCCTCTAAGTGATTAAATGCTCGTCCTAGTTTAGGATCTACGGCTTCTAGTAATTCTTTTAGTTCTAATAATCTCATAGTCGGTTTAACATATTACGGAACCATTCATTAGTACCGACTCTGCTTTCTTGTTTAACTTCTTTCCAGTTAGGATCTGCTTTACCACGTGCTAATAAGTCAGCAGCCTGTTGTTGTGGTAATGTAGCTAATATGCTTTCTACACTACCTAATACTGCTGGATCACTTCGACCTGTTAATATCTCTGCTATCTTTGCCAAATCATCTGTGACAAAGTCTGCTTTCTTGCCTAGACTATCGCGGGCAAATAAACCCTGCCATGCACTCCACATATAACCTTTATCTTTGGCTAACATTGCCATTAGTAATTGTTTGTTTACGCCTTTGTAAGGACTTCCTTGGGGAATATTGTGTGTGTGGAATTTAGCAATTTGAGGCGCATTAGCCGTAACCATAATATCAACTTGATGATGTGCATCACCTACTGGAACATTCACGTGTACATTGATACCAGTTTGTGCTGTAGACAAACCTTGTTTAGCAATATAATCATTTAGTGCTTTACGTGCTGTTTTAGCATCCTTAGCACCAAAGTAATTCATTACAGCGGCTTCATCTGCTAATACATCCATATCGCCACTTTGTTTACCTGGTTTAGGTGATGCGGCTGAGCCAACAGGAATTACAGTTATTCCTGTTCCTTGTAATGCTGTATTAACTGTTTTTAATATAGCAGGTACATCTTTATGGTCAAATGGGGTAGCATCAGCAAATACATTACCACCTTCGTTTAAAATCATACTAACTCCAATATTTTATATTATTTACCTGAATTGTCTAGTCATAACTATCCATATATTCTAAGCACTTTTCTATGTGCTACGCACATTTTCTTCTTCATACTACGTATTCGAAGCAATTTTCTATTCTTTTTATTGTTTTGGATTGTGATTTAATACTGGTTAAATATTTCGTAGATTCAAGTCATAATTTGCCGTTAACCGGCAAAAATGAAAACATTTCGTGAGTTCGTTTTCCATACTGTATTAATGAGATTTCGATTTACGAACAGAGGCGGTTGACCTGTACCCCTTACTCAAGACTTGACTGTCAGCGGTGATTTTACAATCCCATACAGCGAAATTGTAAATATCTGCGGTTGTATCTTTTTCACAGAGCCGCAATCTTTTAGAACCTTTCGTTAGTTCCTGACGTACACAACCTAAGACTCTGACGGCACAGCACAACCTGTACAGCCTCAATAGGGATTAGCGATCGCTAATCAAACGTATGTGTAAATTAAGTTGAAGTTAACGGTTGTTAAACCATTTAACAAATTCTGTTTGCCCAGCTAGTAGAGCATCTTCCCAAGTAGCGCCAGCTAGTCCGTCAGCATTGTCGCTGACCCACTTGCGACTGATCCATGGTATCTTAACATGTTCGCAGACTTTGGCAATACTCCATAATTCCATGTCAACTAAATCACAATGCTCAAGTGTCCAAGCATCAGGATTAGTTACAAAATTGTTGCCAGAACCTACTCTGACACCTACTTCGCTACTGTTATAGTATAACACATTTTCGCCTAACATGTAACCTCTTTGGCGAAGCGGACTACAATCAGCATCCCGTTGACAAACGCTGGTTACGCTGTTTAATCCAGTAATTCCTTTTAAACTACCTGCACTTCCGTAGTTTATAACTAGTTTAGGTCTATGTTGCATTATAGCCAAAGTGGCGTTCATTGCGGCATTTGATAAACCTACACCTGTATAAACTACAGGACAATCAACTAGATTTTTATCTAGTTCTTCTGGTAACGCTACTAATATTAATGTTTTCATGTTAATTGTTTTTAAAGTATTCTTCGATTTCGGTAAAGGTTTTATTTTTATTTGGGATTTCTAATTTACATTGCTGTTCATATGCATTGCTTACAGTATTAATATTAAACGAATCAACAGGTTTACCTTGTTGCTGATATTCCTTTAAAGGAGCCCTATTGATATTAGTAGTCATAGTACCAGTAAATTGCATTCTTACTTGCTCTTCAAGTAAGAAAAATTTAAACAAATGAGTATGCGGACATCTTCCCTGATCGAAGAGAATTCCGGGCCAAATCTTTGCAAATTTTTCAAATGCAGACCATTCGAATATAAAATGATCATCGTTGAACTGAACAGATCTGTATTCTGCTTTATTATTTTTTATATATTCTTCTAAAAATTCTTTACTATATTTTTGTGAATAGTCTAAATTAGAAGTTCTTGAAGAAGTATAAGCAGAATTCTTTTCCATTGAATCTATAAGTTTAACAAAATTATGATTATCTTTAAAACACAAGAATAAGTCTGGTCTGATTACTATTACTCTTTTATAGTTTAAATTTTTAATCTGTTCGTATATTTTGTTGATAAGATAAAAGACTCTACTCATTTCAAATCCAATATGAGTTTTATATGTTTGATAAAATTTTTTATAATTTTCGATGTGTATATGTTTGAAATCAATGTGTTCTAAATGTTTAAGTTCTTCTTCGATAGAATAAAACTTATTGCCATTATGCACGTACTCAGTCAGATCCCATGTAGAAAGATAAAAATCAACATCTATAGGAAATTTCCAAGACAAGCTACTTACATCACAATGTCTTAGTACTCCGGCAACGATTACGGCAGTTTTCATAATATTAAATGCTCACTTTGAATGAAGTCTGGCGTAACTTACATTCTAGGCAGCAGCCGCCTACACTCTTATAACGCAAAGGTCCTAAGGTAGAGTGTTACTGATATTTAGTTATTCAAAGCCGAGACTCTTACGTATTTTTGTAGCACTAATGTCAGTAATAGATTCATTAAATGTTTCTTCACCACTAGTATAACCTACTCCGCGACCCCAGCCAATGTGTACAATGTTAGGAACAACTTGTATGTCGTATTGACCTTGATATAACATATCCAAATCACGACGAATAAAGCCCTTGACTTTTTCCACTTCAAATGGATTACTTCCTTGCCAACCTTGTACATCACGCACTTGAATAATGACTTGTCCAGTTTTAGCTAATAATCTTTCGAATAGCGCACGGTGCCCGGCATGCCACGGTTGCCAACGACCTAGCATCTGTACAGTTTCTTTCTTCCAGTCAAACACAGGACGTCTGCGATTATCAATGATATGTGCGGCAACAAACTCTCCCCACTTCTCTCCGTGCTGTTCTGTAATTCTGAAGTCGTATACTTCAGGAAGAATGAATGCTTTATTTGTATCTTCGTAGCGACCTTTATCAATGGTATCAACCCATACAGTCCAATCTGCTTTAAAGTTGTTACGCATTTCGACTAACGGGGCAACAAAGTCACAGATAACATAATCACATTCTGTCATTGCATCTGCTAGTTCACGCATACGCAAACTTTGACGGATGCGTCCTGCTTCACTGAAATCCCAGTCGTTGTATTTTTTACGTACATCGTCAGCATTGAGCCATCCAACCTTCTTTTTATCTGCTTGTAAATGGTCAACAATATGTTGAGCCAAATAAGTTTTGCCTGCTCCAGGCAGTCCCATAACTAATATTCGTTGTGTCATAATTTTATACTCAAATTCTTATCGATTCCAACCCACTTCGTCTATAATCGGAATCCATTGCTTACGCAATGCCATCATGCTGACTTTAAATCCCGCAGGAGTTTGTTCTTTTATTTCTGCAAACATTAAATTATCTTTGATAAATTGTCGACCTTCAGCACTATTTATAGCATTACGGAACATTGTGACATACCAGTCGATGATTTTCTGATTAGTTCCTTTAGGAAAAATAATACCCCAAGCGGCATATACATTCATACCCGGAACATAGTCTTTCATCAAAGGAACATCTTTTAATCCTTCTAGTTTGTATTCACTGGTCAGTGCAATAATTTTAACCTTACCTGATTTAACTAAGACATTAGCAACTGCAACAGGAATAATACCAAATTCTAAGTGTCCGCCTGCCACATCATTGCCTGCCTGCGCTGGCCCTTTATATGGAATCGTTTTAATTAAAGATTTGTTTCCTTTGATACTATACATCATATACTCATATGCAAGTTTATGTGCTCCGCTGCCGGCAGCAATGCTAATAGGAGTAGTAGTATTCTTCATACGATCCACGAATTCCTTGGGAGTATTAGTTGGACTACTTTCGTGTGCAATAATAGCCAAAGGACTTTTTGCCAATGTTAATCCGTATTCAAAGTCGTCTAATGTATACTTTTTATTTTCTGGATTAGCATAATCAGCTGTGACCCATAT